CCGCCAGCCCGTCCTTGAGTTTCTCCGCGCCGATGGAGCCGTTCGTAACGTTGTAGCCGGTGACGGATCGCGCCACCGACCCGGGCGCGTTTGTCAACTTGATGCCGGTGATTTTCAGCTTCGTGATGTCGAACTCGACCTCGCTGACGCTGAGCTGCATGTTCAGCCCGATCTCGGGATCCTCCACGCGCACGCGGTCGTAGAGCACCACGCTCTCCAGCACCTTCAGCCGCTCGTAGTCCGCCGTGTTGCCCAGCATCTCGAGCTGGACGGTGACCTCCTGCTCCGGTTCGTCCACGTGGTCCACGTCGAAGCGTTCCTGCGCCTTGTCCGCCATCTCCGCCCGGAGGCTCTCCAGCGTCCAGTTCTCCGCGTCCTGCGCGTCGGATTTTGGCTTGCCCACCTGGCCGTTCACCCGGAGGGTCTCCATGTAGGGCACCGGGTACTCGTCGATGTGCTCGGAGTCCACCCATTTCTCGGCGAGGTAGAGATCGTTTCCGCCCTCGTCCTTGGCCACCGGCATGATCCGGGTGATGAGCTTATCCGTCTTCGTCCGCCAGTTGATGCCGTTCACGTTGGATCCGTAGGTGATGCGGTACCCGGTGTCCCGGTTCTCCCTGGCCATGATGAACAGATCCCAGTTATCCCTGCGGATCTCCGCGTCGAAGGCGGGGACGATGCCGCTGTCAGGATCTAAAAGGGCGTACATTCCGTTTTTGCCCTTAAAGGATCCTGTGAAGGTGTTTTCCGAACTCAGGTTCGTGGCCACCTGTCCGGGATAGTCCATCAGCAGCCCGTCCATCACGCGCATCAGCGCCATGCCGGGGCTGGCCTGGGTGACGGAGACGTCCTCGATCAGGTTGCCGTTCAGATCGTTGGAAACGTGCAGCCCGCTGACTGTTACTTCGTGGGCCTTCCGGTCAATGCTTACGTCCTTGATGCGGAACAGCTGCTCCTCGATGATCCGTGGCGGGTAGCTGGTGGGCGTCCGGTGTTCCAGGAAGGTCACGTTCGCCCGCTTCACATAGCCGACCACGTTCATGGCCGTCATCACCTGCAGCCACGTGTCGTCGATGGCCTCCACCAGATACAGCTCCGTGCCGGCGGCCAGCGTCACAAGCGTCGCGCTGCCGGTGGTGGTGGAGCTGATCTCCGTCCACCACGTGCTGGTGGCCGGCGGCACCTGCGTGTACGGACTGGCTGCGTCGAAGAATGTGCACTTGTAATTCTTCCGGGGGTTCGCGCCGTAGGAGCATTTGCTCCCGACCTGATAGGTCGCGTTCGCGTCCCAGTAGCTGTAATAGTGCGTGGACGGCTCGATCATGCCGTCCATGAGCGGCGTGTCCCCGGTGGTGACGTACACGTCCGCCTCCACACCGGAGAACGCGCTTTTGATGACCTCCCGCGGGATCGGCAGCCGCACGACCGCCTCCCGCTTGAGGTGCGTCCACTTCCCCCACGGATCGATGGGGTGCTTCATGCTGAAGCTGTACTCGCCTCCGGCCACCTGCCGCACCGTGCCGGATACCGGGCAGAGCGCCGCGACGCCGTTTCCCTCGAAGCTGGTTTCCATCGGGTCGAAGACAACGATCACAAAAACCGCTCCCTTCTCTCCACGGTGGCGGATGCCCATCCGGTGCCGGTCAGGGTATTCTCACCCATGGCCAGCTCCGGGAAGCGGGATCCGGCGCTCACCAGCTCCATGGCGTTGTCGTTCGCATAGATGACGATCTGCGCGTCGCAGTCAATTTTGAACTGCATCCCGGTGCTGGGTGCCGCGATGGTGATCCCGCGGGATCCCACGCCCACCGTGAAGTTGGCCGTCGTGTTCACCACGGTGATCAGCGGCTTCTCCGCCACGTCCCCCGTATTCCGGATCACCCCGCCCCGGCTGACTGTTGTGGTCTCCGGATAGAGCTTTTCCTTCATCGGCTGGCAGTAGAACTGACACTCGCCCCGCCACAGGTCGAGGTTCCGGCTCACCTTATTGAGCGTCACCGCGCCGATCACCCGCGCCATCTGCCGCTTGTCCGGCTCCCCGGAGAAGGTCACGTATCCGCTCCCGCGGAGCCACCGCTTGACCTCCCCGGCCCGCTGTCCGCCGATCACGGTGATCTGCGCGGTTTGGATGTACGAATTGTAGATGTGCTCGCCTTCCACGGCGGTCAGGTCGCCGGATCGCCCGGGGATCTGAATGTGCTCCACCCGTTCCTCCGGCCAGACGATGGGCACCGGCGCGGCCAGCCGCACCCCCATGGCCCGGCAGTCCATGCCGTCCCAAACGAAGTAACTCTGTGCCATTTCATCAACTCCCGAATCCGGCCATCACCCGCTGATTCCGCGCCGCGATGGCCTGGGCCAGTCCGTCCGCATCCGCCCCGCCGTTCATCACCATGCTCTCGACATACAGGTTGGAGCTGAAGCTCCTGCTCGCCACTTCCCGGGCGGGCATCACGCGCTCGCCGCGGTGGAGGATCGCGGGATACCCGTCGAATGGCACGAAGTTGAGCCCGTTCGCGTGCTCCATCATCATCGGCTCGCCGATGCGCAGCCCGCCGAACCCGTGCGGCATTTCCAGGTTGATCGCCACCGGCACGGTGCCGATCTGCGCGGAGATCTGCTCCGCCGCGTCCTCCGGCGCCTCCGGCACCACAGGCACCTCGGCGGGATCCTCCGGCACGATGGCCTCCCCGACGATCTTCCGCATCCGTGAACTCAGCGTCCCGCGGGTCATGGTGTACATCTCAGGCGTCATGTCTTCCCCGGTGAGGAAGTTGTGATACGTAAGCGGTAGCATCTCGCCGCTTGGCGTCATCCGCCCGTTTTCGACCATCTCCCGGCCAGCTGCCGTCAGCGACCCGTCCTGGTGGAAGTAGCTGTCCTGCTCCGCGTCTCCGCCGCTCGGCGTCAGCAGTGCCACCGCTCCTGCCAGCCACGGGACCGCCTTCAGCACCGCCGCGCCGAAGGCCGCGCCCCACGCGGACCCGGTCGCGGTCCCCGCCGCGGTCGCCGCCGCAGTCCCGCCCGCAAGACCGGAGATGCCGTTGATCAGGTTTGCGACCTGAAGCGCCCCGCCGGTCAGCTTCAGCCCGGCCCATCCGAGCACGATGCCCTTCAGCGCGGCAATCACGCTGTCTTTATTGTTGACCAGCCACTGCACGCCGCCGACGATCTTGTCGAAGACCGCGGTGAATCCGCTGACCACGCTCTCCGGGTCAATGCTGCCGAGATCCTCAAACAATCCCGTCACGGCGGTGCTCAGGTCGTCCAGCATCTTCTGCCCCTCAGGCGTCTTCAGGTAATCCATGACCTTGGCAAGCAGATCGCTCAGAGAATCAGCCGCCGCCGTCAAGCCGGGAGCCAGGCCCGCCATGATCTCCGTCTCAAGGGAGGCGAAGTCTGTTTTCAATTTGGTGACCGTGTCGTTCAGCTCCGCCATCTTGTCGACGGCTTCTTCGCTGACCACGTTCTGCTCTTCCAGCGCCTCCGCGAAGGCCTCCGGCCCGAGGGCCATCAACGGCTTCAGCGAGGCGAAACCCTTCCCGAAGAGCGCCTGCGCGTAGGTGTCCGCCTTGTCCTGGGTGAGCTTCCCGCTGGCCACGTCTTTGTTCAGCTGCTGCCCGACTTCCCAGAACACGGACTCCCAGTCCTTCGTCAGGGACTCCACCGCGCCGTATTTGCCCTGCGCGGTCGTGGAGATCCCCAGCGCCTCCAGCACTTCGATCTGATCGTTCGTCGGATCGTAGATGGCCTTTTGGACCTTTTGCTTCGCCTTCATCCAGTCCGAGACGGTCATCTCGCCGATGGTGTCGAACACGCCCCGATACCGCTGATAATCCTCGACGCTCATGTCGAGCATCATTGCCTGGGTCGCGGTGTCGTCCGCCCATTGCGCGCGGTCCATCATCGCGTCGAACATGGCCTGACCCAGCTCCATCGCCTTCTTCGCCGCGGTCTCCAGCCCGCCGGTGATCCGGTCGATCCCGCCGATCACCTGCTCCAGCGACACTTTTTTGCTGATCCCGCCCAGGCTGCTGGCCAGCTGATCGGTCTTGCCGGCGGCGTTCTTGCTCTCTGTGCCGATGCTCTGGATCTCCTGCTGGGTGTCCATCATCGCGCTCTGCGTGTCCAGCAGTTTCCGCTGCAGGTTCTGATACGCCTGCCCCGTCGGATCCGCGCCGTTTTTCTCCAGCTGCTTCAGCGCGTTTTCGGTTTCCTTGATTGTCTTTTTCTGCGCTTCCAGCTTTCCGTTCAGCAAGTCCGACTTCTGCCGCATGTAGGTCTCGGCGTCGCCGGTGGCTTTCAGCTGCTTTTCGTTCTGCTTCAGCGCCGCGTCGATGGTTTTCACGCTGGCGCCGGCGGCGTTCATGCTCTGGATAAATTGCGAGACGCCCGAGACGCCCATTTTGACGCTGACGTCTGCCATCCTCTGTCACTCCTCCCGTCGGATCCCGTGCTGATTATCGTCGTATTGTCTCCGCCAGACGAACAGATCGATGATCATGCCCGGCGGCATATTCCGCATTTCCTCAAAACTCAGGCCGGCGACCAGCCCCCAGTGAATCACTCGCCGGTAGGTGTATTCACGGGATCTTTTTTTGCCTCGAGTTCCTCCAGCACGAGATCCCGTTTCTTCCCCTTGTTTTCCTCCGCCACGGCCTCGCTGGCCGTCTCTTTGGAGAGGCACCCGATCACCGCGATCTGATAGGTCATCAGCTGATGCGGCTCCATGTGCTCCCGCAGCCACTCGTCCGTCAGGTCCGCCTCCTCGCCGGCGGCCTTCAGCGCGCCGTTCCCCATGATCCTGATCATGGTGATGATGTTCCGCAGCCTGGACCTGCCCTTG